TCATTAAAGAGCTGCCTCGCAAGAGGTGAAACTCCCTTCGGAGGATGCACTTAAAAGAACTGGGAATGCAGACAAGTGTGTTGGTCAACCTTTTAGGCTGGATGCTCATTGTGCGCTACACCCGTAGCGGATGGTGGGAAACCGCATAACTCGCTGCCTTGTATACGGCATGGTGATAAGCCTTGCCACCGCCACCCGGGAATCCTACGATTTCAATCGTGGGAGGTGTCAAGGGTTGTGAATATTTTTCGATAGGAAACTGTTGTTATCTATCGTACAATTTTTATGATATTCCGTTCACACAATATCACAAGAGAAAAGAAAAAGCCGCTGCCCCCAGCATAGGCAACGGCTTATTGTTATAAAATGAAGACCGGGAAAGCCCACGGCTTCAACCGTGAGAGAATGTCAATTCGCACACTTTGACAAGGCCGGGACTGGCGGTGGAACAAACTTCATGTTTTCGGCATCCACATCAACAATCAGAGAAGTGAGGCTGATATTAGACTTGAGGTTTGGGTTGGAAGCAAACGGTTCAGCTTCGGTTTTTTCAGGAACATAGGTTCCGTTCAGGATGCTTTCCAGCTTTTTGGTCTGCTGCTGCATAATTGCCTTGGCAGATTTCGTTCCACGCTCTTTGGTGAAGTAATCGACATAACATGCCGTCATCCCGATAAGGCAGTCCCGCAGCACATTATTCCCTTCGCAGAAATTCGTGACAGCATCAATCCACTGCCGCATTGCTTTCTGATTCACAAAATGCTGAACAAGCCGTGCATCCTCATAACACATATGTTTTGCTAATCTCACGGTGAACGTTTTGCCATATTCACTTTGTTTATGTCCCAGAAAACAGGATTTGAAATCCGGGCCCAAATTACAGTCAATCATCTTCGTTCACCTTCAATTTGCTTTGATTGCCTTACTTCTTTTGCTTCTTATCCCTGATGTATTCCATCAGCTGTTCTGTCGTGGTAAATTTATGGGCACGCATCTTGGCGTAGCAGCGATTGCACACTTTCCGGCAAAGAACCGGTGTTCGACCGCATACGATACAAGGCCCCTGTTGATTTGCAACACGGTCTTTTTGCGTATGCCCCTCTGACCTCAGAACTGCATTGTTTGAAAGAGCTCGCCAGCATTTTCTGCAAAGTCCTGATGTTCCGCAAGTCTCTCCACAAACAACGCATTTCTTGGATTTTGGATACCGTTCTGTGTAGATTTTCTTGATTGCGCTCCGAACCAGTATTTTAGATTTTTGGATTGTCTCGTCATCCTGGGATTCAATGCCCTTGTTCAGCGTATCCCAACACGCCAACCACTCGGTTTCCGTCAGCTGGCATCCAGACAGCGGTTTCCGAACCTTTCTATCCTGTCGAATCGCATATCTCATACAAAATCACCATTCAGGGTCAAGCACAGACAATCCTGTAAAGATATCGCGCTTCGAATCAATCGACACGATTTTCCAAGCACCATTGATGATGCGCATACCAATCGTTGCCTTCATATGTGCATCGCCGTTTGTTGTAGATACTTTCAGCTTTACGTTCATCTTCACGCCGTCGTTCCCGTCAAGCCGATAGGTATACGCATCCGGGTATCCTTCAATCGTATCATCGGGCGTTACCGTAATTGACGTAACAGATGCACCGAGGGCTTTCTTGTCAGCGTTAGCCTGAATTGCTTCCACATCATCATCGCTGTCAACTGGTTCCGGAACACAGTTCGAGATTTCATTGGAATCCAGCAGAACGTTTGAGAAGTCGCTCTCCCCTGCCCCAATGGAAAGGAGACGATAGACTTCCTTCATGACAGCAGAGAGCTTGCTCTGATAAGCGTCTCTTGTATCGGAATCGATATCCGCAAGCAGCATCTGCTTCTTATTTCCATCAGCGGCAATCTGATAGACGCGGCCGTTGAAGTCGCCCATATCCGTAGAAATCACATAGGCAGCATCGCTGTCGAGGTCCAGAGCACGTGGAAGCGTTACGGTCCATACGCCGGTTTCAGCGTTCTTTGCCGTGTAATTTGAGAGGTCTGTTCCCTGGAAGCTCACCTTGTTGTTCGGAACTGTGAAGGAATAATCGGTGAGAATTCCGGTTGGTGGATTCAAAACCCAGGCACCGTTTGTATATTCCGCTGTCAATGTATAATCCGGAGATGTATCCGCCGTGACTTCTCCCGGAGTTTTCATAAACACATTGATAACTGCTTTCGAGCCTTCCTTGGCAGAGTTCAAGCAGATATTGGTCATATCCGTTTTCTGGAACGTCTCGAAGTCATTGACAACGACCCAATCCTGAAGCTTTTCTCCGAAGGTGTTTGGAACGCCGAGTGCCATTGCCGTCTTCTCAGCATCCCCATCCTGCAGGCCCTCGATAAAATCATGAACCGGCTGCTCATACTCAGTCAAATTGTTGCTGATAAGCCGTTTCAAGCCGGTCTTGTTCTCTTCATCCTGCAACTGCTGAGAGATAGCGGCTTCCTGAGATGCTGCCTCTTCCTCAGGGGTCATCTGTTTTCCACACCCTGAAAACAGCACTCCGCATGTCATCACCAATGCAAGTGTTCCCGCAAACAAACGTTTCATTGTGTTCTCCTCCTAGATGGCAAATCATTCGACTGAACTGACATTGCCATCTTTATCAATCCAGTTGTTTTCATAGTAAATTTCAAACATCGCTTTAACGGAATCGGCTTTGCACAGCTCCTGTCTTTCCGTGTTGCTGCCGGACGCATAGACGGAACAGCTTCCGTCATCCGCAACCACCAGCTCAACTTTTGCGGAATCATCCGTCTTATTGATATTTTCCTGCAGTGCTGCGGTCGCATTATTCAGAGACGTAAGCATCTCATCATTGGACAGTGAAACCTGCTGCATCGGGTCCGAGAACGTATTATCCGTACTAGCGGACGCACACCCCGCCAACAGCATCATAGCCATAACAAACGACAGCATAGCAGCCATCAGTTTCTTCATATACCTTGTGCCCCCTTAAATTGCAAATCTCAGCATTGCGCCAAACAGCGTATCCGCCAACATCATAAAAGCAGCTGACGCAGCAACCACACAAAGAATCACACCCGTACGCTTTGTAGTTTCCTTAGCGCTAAGCCAAGTCACATTTGACGGATGCAGCATATCGGCTACCTTGGTCGGAATCGACCGAACTTCAATCTTTTTCACAGCGTTTCTCCTTAAAAATGGGCACCGATGATTGTCAGAGCCAGAATCGCAATAGTGAGCACAACGCCAACCTTCACAACAAACTTGTTTACTTTCAGGTTGTTGTCATTCCGGCGAGTCGTCATAAAGTCACTTGCACCGCCAAGAGCCGCGTTCAAGCCACCCTTTTCGTTTTTGACAAGATAACACGCACAACTCACGATAAGACTGGCCGCCAACACCACAAGGCCCAAGATAAATTCGATAATGCTCATTTGTCTTCTCCTCCTTATCCCAAGAATCCTTTATGATGACGCACGGTCAGATATCCTTCCATGCTGCGCACGATTTCAAGTGCCACACTGGACATAATCATTAAGCTCGTGCCGCCAAAAGAAATCTGTGTTCCACTGATTAAACTGAACACCATCGGCATCAGAGCAATGATGGCCAGATAGAAGGAGCCAGTCAAGGCCATTTTATGTAATGCCTTGTTCAGCATCTCAGTCGTCTGGGGTCCCGGTCGGTATCCGGGCACCGCACCGCCTTGATTGCGCAGGTTGCTAGAAATCGAAACAGCATCAAACTGAATCTCGATATAGAAGAAATTGAAAAGAGCAATCAGGATAACGTATACGGCGTAGTAAATCCAGCTGCCGGAAGAGAATACAGAAAGGACCGAATGAAGTCTTGCGTGCTTCGTGGCGTCTACGAACATATCTACCGTTGCCGGGATACTCATAATAACGCCAGCAAAGATAATCGGCATCACACCACTCATCAAGAGCTTTACGGGGATATAAGAAGCCTGGCCTCTTGCATTGTATTTACGTGCTGCGTATTGAACGGGGATACGACGTTCTGCCCCATCACTGTAGGATACGAACCACACGGCGAAGAGCATTGCAACTACCATCCCGATACCCACGAGAGAGTACAGCCAGTTGCCGCTCTCGACCTGAACGGCAATGTTATGGGCAATCGTGTTGATGTCGGTCCAGCGAGACACGATACCGGCAAAAATCAGAATTGAAACGCCGTTGCCAATTCCGAACTCATCGATTCGGCCGCCAATCCAGACAGAAAGCTGAGACCCTGCAAGGAAAGTTGCCATAATAACAACTGCCGCGAAGAACCCACTTTTCCCTGCCATATACTCAAGAGCTCCGTAATTGCGGAGCACGAAGTAATAGCCGATGCTCATGATTGCAGCCATTGCCAGAGCAATTCGTTTGGTGTACTCGTCTAGTTTGTCTTTTCCAGTTGTTTCTTTTTGCAGTGCTTCCCAGCTTGGGAGTGCCACGCACAAAAGCTGAGTGATGATGGACGAGTTAATGTAAGGACTCACACCCAACGCAAAGAACGCGCATCGGGAAAGAGCACCGCCAGACAGCATGTTCATGTATCCGAAGATACTGTCATTGGAAAACATCGAATCCAATGCGGTATTGGATACAAACGGGACCGGAACGCTGCATCCAAGGCGGAATACCAGAATGAGAAGGAGCGTAAAGAGAATCTTTTTTCGCAAATCCTCAATCTGCCAGATGGATTTCAGTTTATTCACTGTTATTTCCTCCAAGTGATTGTGATTTGATTTACTCAGGAGCTAATGGCTTGAGTCTGGTTCGGAATCCGGACACTTCTCTGCCGCGTCTCACTGCTGCCAGTGGATGCCGGAAGTGCATTCGGTTTCTTCATTTCAATCTTTGCTGCAATCTGAGCGCCAGGTTCGACTTTCAACATGCTGCACCGGATATAAGTCCCTGCCACGACCGCATGTTCGCCAAAAGCCGCAGTCTGTTCAGAAAGACATTCAAAGTCGCCGTTGATTTCACCATTGATGTCAGCCTTCTCACGCACCGTGACATGACCTTTGATTTTACCGCCGTGCATCCGAAGCTTGTTGCAAGTCACATTCCCTTCGATGTAGCTGGTTTCACCCACGCAAGTCACAGTCGATGCAGAGATATGACCCATTACCTTTCCGGCAACCATCAAATCATCTTTAACATCGATGCTTCCGCCGATAACTGCATCTTTGGAAATGACACATACGCTTTCCTTCACAACACCCTCCGCTTCCAGTTGCCGCTGATTCTGTTTCGGCATCAGGATTTCAGATTCTTCATCGAGCCCGGTTCCGTTCTCGCCAACGCCCAATGCTTCCATCACCTGATTCCCAATGCTCTGCTTATGTTCCTGAGCTGCGATAGTCTCAACCGGTTCCGGCTGAGTTTGTGATTTCTTTGTTCCAAACAACTGTATATTACCTCCTAACGAATCATGAATAGCAAATATGTGGTATATCCACATTTTTATTATCTGCGACTCGCAAGCAGGGTCAACCCATCGGATGGTCGATTTTATACTGGATTTCCGCCTGCTTCCTTACTGCTTGATAAAGCTGCGGATAGTTTAGAGCCATCTCCATCACCGCGTCTTTGCCACTCTGCTTAACGCCCAAAATCTGACCGGTCCCGCGCAGTTCCAAGTCCTTTTCAGCAATCTTGAAACCGTCATTGGTTGCCTCCATAGTCTTTAAGCGCTCATTCTCCTTGTCCTTAGACAGAAGCACGCAATAGCTCTGCAAGCTGCTGCGTCCAACACGCCCTCTGAGCTGATGCAGCTGTGCCAATCCGAAGCGTTCCGCGTTCTTGATAACAATGACCGTAGCGTTCGGGACATTCACGCCAACCTCAACAATCGTGGTAGAGATAAGGATGTTAGCCTGCTTTTGAGCGAATGCTTCAATTCCTTCCTGAACTTCTTTGACTTTCATGTCGCCGGAGATTGCCTTGATTGTCACTTCCGGATACGGCTTAAACCATTCTGTCAGCTTCTTGTATGTCGTCTCGACCGAATCAACGCCTTCCAGAGTTTCCGAATCCGAATCTTCAATCAGAGGGCACACGATATAGCACTGATGACCTTCCTTGATTTGATTGTATACGGATTTATAGCAGCTGTTTTCATTAGACCAGATAATGGTCTTTACAGGCTTGCGCCCGGCAGGCATCGTATGGATATTGACGATTTCGGTGCCTTCTCCATACAAAGTGTTCGCCAACGAGCGCGGGATTGGCGTAGCGCTCATGCTGACATTGTGAACGCCGTCTTTTGCTTTCTGCTTGAGTGCTTCACGCTGCTCAACGCCGAACCGATGTTCCTCGTCTACAATCGTTAAACCCAGCTTATGATACTTGACCTTCCCGGAAATCACAGAATGCGTTCCAACAATGATTTGAGCCTTGCCGCTCTCAATCTCTGCGAGAACCGATTTCTCTTCTTTTGCTTTCATGCCACTGCGCAGGAAAACCGTCTTGTACCCGAACGAGCCGAGGATTTTCGAGAACTCCTCATAGTGCTGCGTGGCAAGAACCACGGTCGGAGCCATAACGGCACACTGAAACCCATTCATTGCCATAGCTAATGCACAAATCTCGGCAACGACCGTTTTACCGCAGCCTACATCTCCCTGAACCAGGGTATCCACACGTTCTCCGTGTTCCATCTCAGAGAGCATATGTTCAGCGGCGTTCCTTTGGTCCTCTGTCAGCTTGAACGGTAAGACTCCCTGCATCTTGTTCAGAACGTCCCGCGTACTCTTAATTCGACAGAACGACACCTTTGCGGCTTCTGCTTTCTTTGCTTCCAGCTCATAGCAGAACGGATACAACACATCGACCGCTCTACGTTTTCGGGAAAGCCTGATTTCCTTTTCATCGGTCGGCTGATGTGCCATGTGAATGGCTTCAGCAATCGGTGGGACTCGGAGCGCCCGCATCTGAGCTAAGCTCAAGGTTTCGGCCGAGCATTCTCTGGTATAAGGCAGCGCCAATTTAATGGTATCTTCCAGGTATTCCACCGACATTCCTTTGATTTTCCGATAGACCGGCTGGATAGAGAAAGCCGATGCAATATCCGTTGTGACGAAGTCAGGCGTTGCCATTGTCATGTTGTTGTACTGCTCGTTCCAGGAAACGACTCCGCCTAGCGCAATGACGTCGCCGACTGAAAACTGCCGTGTGCGGAACGGTTGATTGAACCAGAATACCGTACAAAAAGTGTTCCCGTCCGTAAGGCGCAGCATGTAATGCTTGCCATCAATCACTCGGCCACTCACGACCTTACCCTTGATGGCAACATGTTCTCCTTGATGGTATTTTCCTTCCGCAAACGAGATAGGATTCCTGAAATCCAAGTATTTGGTCGGATAATACCCGAGCAAGTCTGTCACCGTTTCAATTCCCTTGCTGGCAAATTGACTTGCTTTTCGCGGCGTAACACCAATGTCAGTCAACGGCATGTTAGCCATATCGTTTACTCCTCTGTCATTCCGTAAAACAATCTGTTCCGGAAGTCCCAAAATTCGTCATGTGAATGTCAAGATATTTTTCGTTGTTATAGTGCTGTAACCTATTTTTGAGCAATGAGTTGCGGTTTTCAATGTCGTTCGTATCGATTGCCACATCGACCGCGTCCATATTCCCGACAATTCTACATTCGTTCTTTGAACGAGTCACTGCGGTATACAGAAGATTTCGCTGCTGCAGCTGTTTCCAGCCGGTATCAAACGCCACCACGACTGCTTTGAACTCAGAACCCTGTGACTTGTGGACCGTCATCGCATATGCCAACGCAAATTCAGATTGCATCGTCTTTCTGCTGACAATCATCTCAAAGCATTCGCCATCCACATCGCAGGGGTTATCAAATCTTACGGTATAGGCATTGCAAATCATCACGCCATCCTGGTCCAGAGCTTTCGGTTCAAAGCTCGTGATAAAACCCATATCACCGTTTACAAAACTGCCTCGGTGATTCTTGCACAGCATCACACGGTCGCCGATTCGGTAATCGAATCCCTGTTCCGGCACGCCTTTCAAAGACTCGATGAACCCGCTGTTTTCATACGTTGCAGGGTTCAGCTTGTCACGAATCAAAAGATTCAGGTCCGTTGCGGAAATGTACCCGCTCCCCTTTTTGCGGACCGGAGTGAGCAAACATACATTCTGAATGCCTTTATGAATGCCATCTTCCTCGTATCTGCTATTCAGGTCATTCACTTCGCCGTATTTCCGAACAAAATGAAAGTAATTGAACAACGCTGTGGTTCTGATTTCCATGCCTTTGGTTGCCGGAATCAGCAAGAATGACTCATCTTGTCTAAAAGTACTCGTCTGCTCACCTGCATTGATGTGCATTGCATTTTCAACAATCGCACCCATATTTCTGTGGCAGGAGGAGAGCTTACATACATTCACTTCTCCGCTGTCAATTAAATCTCGAAGAACATTGCCTGCCCCGATTGCAGGAAGCTGGTCAGGGTCTCCCACTATGACCAGTTTGCAGCCATGAGAAGCCAGTGAGAAGACCATATGCGCCGTTTCAAGGTTGCACATTGAGAATTCGTCAACCACAATCACACTTGCTTCATTATCAAAGCAACCAAAAAACGCTGACTGAATCGTAGATGCTGCATGTCCCGTTGCTTCCCGCATTCTTGCCGAAGCTCGACCAGTAGGAGCACAGAGCAGAATGTCTTCTTCCTTATAGTAGCTGCCTTTTGCAACCTTAAACGCTTCAATGATGGTTTTGATGATAGTCGTCTTACCACTGCCTGGACCGCCAGTGATTACCGTCACGTTCTGACTGTCACTGCCGTATACGGTGTACGCTGCTTGCTTTTGAGTGTCATCCAACAGGAAGCCGTCCTTTTGCTGAACGTTCTGGATAGCTCTGTCCACATCGGCTTTCGAGACCATGCCGCACGCTGCATTCATGCAATGGTGCAATGTATGGCAAAGGAACGTGATGTCGCATTCAAGTGCCCAGTATCGGCGCAGATAAATGCAGAAGAGAGGTTTTCCGCTTGCGTTCCCGCTAGACTTTTCTGCCACCAGCAAGCCTTTCCGTCTTGCGCCATTCACTGCATCTCGTATTGACTGTTCAGGAATTCGTGATTCGTGCAGCTCTTTCTCCACGGTCGTTGCAACGCAAGCCATCAACTGATTCAGCCAAACGAAAGAATGTCCTTCCATCTGCGCCTGCACCTCAAGCGAATGCAGAACGATAGCTTCCACTCTGCGCTGGTCTTTCCTGTCCATGCCCAAACCGACCAACGCGATTCGGTCAGATGCAGCAAATCCGATACCATTCACATCCTGATATAGGCAGTACGGGTTTTCCTTGATAGCAGCCAATGCCTGCTTGCTGTCTCCGTATTCTTTCAGAACGGCATTGATTTTTTGCATCGAGATAAAGGGAAGCAGAAAAGAAATCAATTCCTGGTCTTTTGCGATATGAATATAGGCATCGTGGATTTTCTTTGCTGCCTTTTCTTTGATTCCGGCAAGTTCTGTCAGCTTTTCCGGACTTTTCTCGATTATTTTGAGGGAATCAGCACCAAATGCTTTGATGATTTTCTTTGCCGTTACAGGTCCAACTCCCGGAACATATCCGCTGGTTAGCAGCTCGTAAATAGAGTCCGTGCCGCCCGCCTCATAGTCAATCTCGGCGCTTTCGACCTTGACATACTGTGTTCCCCGCCGCGCATCCTGCTCCCAATGTCCTTGATAAGTGATGTAAGCATTCTCGACCGGATTCGGGATAATACCCTTGAGGACAATGCTCTTGCCGTCTTCAATGCGGGAAGCAACCAGAATCGCAAATCCGCTTTCAGGGTCGCAGAATGGAACATCAACGATTTTGGCCTTGAATTTTGTCGCGCTTTGTACTGCATGTCTGTGGCTATTGAAGCTCTTTTGTGGTTTCATCACTAAATGCCTTTCTGAATTTGCATTACACAAACAATATGCCAGAATTTTTTGCAACAAATTTACACTTCCCTGCGGCTATTGTGGTTGCTCTTGTGTCATTGTATTTTGTTGCTTTTCCGTCTTTAGAGCTTGCTATTCCTTGCATTACATGAATTTGCTTGCCGACAAGGAATACGCTGCCCGGATAGTTGCGGTTCATGTTTCTGTATGTTGGATGGTGCTCTTTTACTTTGAGTTTGCAAACATCATTCGGATGCTCTTTGCGAAATTCTTCTAGGCTGGCAGCTTCTTGCTCCGTTGCTTTATGCCGATTTGTAGCAACCACCTTATCATTGAGTGTGTACACGCGGTTCATATTTTCATTGTTTAATGCTCTTCTATCGTGACGACGGAACTGTTTCAGCTCATACGGCACACAATTGTTGATGGTGCTATCGCAAACATCGATAGGCAAAACAGAGCAGGCGATACAATAAGCATCAAGCCAGTGGTCTTTACTTATACCGTGCGCTGCACGATAGTCGTGGGTACTTTTACCATTGGTCATAAAGGAATGCTTCGGAAAAAGAAAACTTAATTCTTTCGTCAGTGCTGGAATGATTTGATTCAATACACTCAAAGCACCGTACTTTTTGTTGAGTCCAGTTTTCTCTTCAACAAGCTTTTCTTGCCAGGCGACATCTTTGTGAACGAGATTATGATGCTCTGCACATAGACCAACAATATTGGCGATGGTGTTGCTACCATTCTCGGATTTCGGCACTACATGGTGGTAATGCTCAATGGGCTTTTCACAAAACAGACAGTGGTGCTCCTGCATTTCGGAAACAGCATTTTCAAGGCTCCCTTTTTGGTAGAGAGGTCCCCGCTGATATTGCCATTTCTGAATGTTAGGATTATCAAGCCGCATGAACGCGAATTTGTTGACTTCAAGTACAACATCGCTGATGGGGAGAAACTTTTGAATTTTCTTTACCAAATTGATGTGTGTTTGGAGCAGCTGATTTGCGGTGGGTGTAAGCCATCCTTCCAGCCTTGCGCGATTGGTGTACTTTGCTTCTTTGTTTTTGATGCCAACGCAGAGTACATCTTTCTTGCATCCCGGAAGATGACGTTTGATAACACCAATTTCTTTTGCACGTTTGCTAGGATTCTTGCTTTGGGCAGTATCTTGCTTTACACACTTCTTAGAAATGGTGCCATTTGCCTTAGCTCTCCGCTGACGGCGGCAGCGTCTGCCATTTGTGCGCCTTGCGCGGCGGGCTTTTTTGCGGTCTTGCATCAGTTTTGGAATCTTTTTATTGCGAGTTTCCAGATGTGCGGCAAAGACTGCCGTGCCATCTGCTTTGACTACAGCAACACCAATATTGGTTCTGCCGGGGTCAATGCCTAAATATAGGGGCTGCACTACATCGTTGGTTTCATACAGCAGTTGGATAGTAAACGGATTACTTTGTACGACTCGCGCTTTTTGCTCTTTAAGCAGATGGCGCACATGTCCGCCGCGAGTCGTAGGCATTAAAGGTTTACCGTCTTTGTTGAGCACATAAATAGTGGACATATACGCCACCTCCTTTACGATAAGTCTCTCCTGCCGAAGCAGGAGGTTGTGTTTCCCTTGGCTAGATGACGCCTTCGCATGGTTGCAGGCTGGGAAAACCGTACAAGTGCAGCTCGTCATCTTGATGTACAAAAGTACATCCGCCTGTGATATTGAAGAAACTTAGTGGAATGGGGTCATTCCACTAAAATTCTTCAATACCCCAACCATTTGATACTCCTTAATACAACACAAAATGATAATTCGGATACTTTGATTTGAGTAGTTTCCACTTCAACCGAAACGCTTCGGTTTGAATATATTTGCCATTCTTTTGGTCGTATCCCTTTACATCCTCTACCACGACCGTGCCGCTTTTGTCGCGGTAATAAAAATCTGCACGATAATCAATTTTCTGAATCCTTTTCCCCTCATACTGAAAAGCATTCTGAATCGTCAATGGGACCTGCCGTTTCAGCTCCGTGATGCTCCCACCTTTTTCGAGCATCTGCAAATCCAACCACCGGCAATACTCCTTCGTCGAATCGAACACATCCACGATGTCGCCGTGCTCTTTCGCATCCTTGTTTCCTGCTACAAAGCCGTCCCTGTACGCATATACCTTATGATTCCCGTATTTGGGGTGCGTCACTTTAGGCTCTTTGGGTTTACTGGCCTTGACACAGTCTTTTCCACCCTGCACCTGAATGCTCAGAGCAGGGTTCTTTGCTAATGTTTCGTTCAACCATTTCTGTGTCAGCTGCATTTCGGAAGCCTCGGATGATGATGAAAAAAGAAAACTCTTATATTATAATTATATCATTCCTGCACTTTGGTCACAACGATTTGTTGTTTTGTTAATTATCATTTCACAATTACAATTTCTTTCACTATGTAAATCACTTGCGTACCTGTTATTGTATTTCACTTATTTTCATGTCCCTGTTATTGCGTTCCTGTTGTTGTAAATTCAAAATTGCTTTGGATAAACATAACGGAGATTGTTTACATCGACTTTTCTTGCTGCTCTCAGGCGAAGTGGGCATTCAGAAAAACTTGCATAAATACATTATCCTTGGCCTTTGTGGTATTCTGAGATTCTTACTGTTACTTTTTTCATTCCAAACCAATCCATTCAGCTCAACTAAACAGAGATTATTTACGTTTCACTTTTTTCTGTTGAGACTTTAACAGAGATTGTTTTCACTCATCTTTATACTTACCCACAATTTAGCAATTCACAATTTCAGTGCTTACCAGGTCCAGCTTTAACGGAGGTTATTTTCGTATTTTAGCTTCTTCTTTTGTTCATAAACCTTTCCATAAGCAAACGGAGGTTCTTTACGTGCAGTTTTTAGTTTGCAGCGTTTTTGTGTCTGAACAATTAAACCGGAGATTATTTTCGTTCCAATTCACTCGGTAATATAGTTTGAGAATGAAATGCCGATATATTACCCCGAGGTTATCTACGTTTTAATTTCGGTTTTACAACAGTCGGGTTATCTGAGATGAGGCAAACCAAGTATTGTAGAGTCCTCATAAAACAGAGGTTATTTTCGTTCAATTTTACTTTCCAGCTCAGTCATTATTCAATTCTCTCCTCCTCTCCCCTACTATCAAGTGTGCTTGACTTTGTGAGTCGTACCAACCGGAGATTGTTTTCTTTCCGTTCTGGATATGATAGCAGCCTTCACTCTTTCACAGGCGTATCGTCAACCCGAGGTTCTTTACGTTCGTTTTTGGGAGTGTCACTATGAGAGTGGCTTGGTGGAGGTTATTTATATTGATTTTGGGCATTCCTCTACTCTCGACTCGTTTTTTCTAAAACAGAAGTTATTTACGTTAGTTTTTCGCTGTATTGTAAAACGAGGTTATTTACGTTCACCTTTCTGAACTTACAAATTGCCCAAACGCTTCATGGCATTTCCTGAACGTAGAATTACACAATATTTAACAGGTTGTAATTTATACCGCATAGTTCCCATGCATTTTTAGCTGTTTTTTCATCGGTATTCATCTGTAAAGTGCAAATTCAAAACTGCTACGTTAATTTTCTCTTATATAGCTTCGTCATTCTTGTTTCCACATCAGCATTATCATCGTGTTATCGTGCTTTTATTTCAGCGAAGCTGAACCAAATTTGCAACGTAAATAATCTCCGATTCCTTTGATACATTACTTTATTTTGTGAGTTGTGTCTACTATTTGTATAATATGCTTATCATTGTCCATTTTGGATGTTATTTTGACCCATAGAATAATGACATTTGCCATAAAACAAACTATTATATTATAAGCAGCCCTGTGTGAGCATGGTACGGTAGCTGTTCCGTTAGGAATTGCTGTAAGCATTTACCAGAGATTCTTTTTATTAGATTTTGAGGTTGAACGAGCAAAGCATCAGTCATTTCAAACGGAGGTTCTTTACGTTCGTTATTTTTTCATGAGAAATTAGCGTAAGTCAGACCGACCACCACAAATTTGGAAGTTTCACACTTTCTTAAACGGAGATAATTTACGTTACGTTTTTGTCTCTGGCGTGGTTAAAGAACTTTTCCAGAAGCATATAAAGTCTCAAGCGTGATGCACTGCAAAACTGAGGTTATTTACGTTGCATTTTTGGGTAATGATACTTGACCGAGTGCTACGACTAAAACAGAGATTATTTACGTTCGCTTTTGTCAATACTTTCTTCAATGTAAGACCGCAGCTGGAATGCTACTATAGTCTGACCCATCATTTTTGTTCCGAGTCGTACCAGTTCTCCCCTCCCCTGCTAGTTAAAGAACCCGACATTGCATAACGGAGATTATTTACGTTGCATTTTTTCTCCGCCATTTATGCGAAGAAATAGCTTTGAAATAATTCTATTCAGGATGAGCTCGTACTCACAATCAAAAGCAGAGGTTCTTTTCGAGTCAAACAGAGGTTCTTTTCGCAAGTTAACCGAAATAAAGCTCTGTTCCCAAAACAAACAATCTACTCCGAAACGCAAAACAAGCTCCCGTGAAGAGCAAAACAAACTCTTTTTACAAGCAAAATAAACTCCGTTTCTTCTATATATAATAAAGAATAAGTAATAAAAGAATAAAATATAAATTGCATCTAAAAAGAAATAAGAGAATCGTAATTCTAACCAATAGAACCTTGACATTATGTGACATTTGTTGTAAACTAAATTATAATGTTCTTAGTGTAACCATTTTTAGGAAAAGCTTTCTTTGATGGTTTGCTGCATATTAAAAGAAAGGCTGAGCAGCCATCTGGCTTGTCTCAAATCGACGATGAAAAAGAAAGACAGCAACGCAAAAGCTAATGATAATGTTGAGTCAGTTGTTGGTGAAGTTCTCAGTAATGAGGAAGTTCAAGAACAGATGGCATTGGCTCAACTACCCGAGGTTAAAGCGCTCAATAAGTCTATCATCACGAAAAGCAATGACTTGATTCAAAAGACAAAATATTCATTGCCTCGAAATGAGCAAAAGATTTTGCTGATTATGCTATCCAAAATCGACCAGCGTAATGATAGAGATGCATCGAAATACTACACCATCACATTCCAGGAATTTTCAAAGCTCACCGGCGTTGATATTATGCGCAGCGGTTATAAGCCGCATCTGCAGCAAATTGTTGAGAACCTGGAAAACCGTACATTCTGGGTTCCAGATGGACCGGACCAGTTAAAAACCATTTCCTGGATTAGCAAGGGCTCCCGTGTCAATTTCAAAGATAAAACCATCCAGATGCGTTTTAACCCAGATATTTGGAAAGACATCGCGCAACTGACGAGCAATTACACTTCTTATAGCATTGAGTATCTGCTCACAATGCAAAGCACCTATTCGATGCGTATTTACGAGATTGTATTGTCCTATGATAACGGAACCAGAGAGTACAATTACACGAATGGCGTAATATTCGAGCCCGTGACGGAAGCCGTCCTTCGTAAATTTCCAGAAAAACAAAATGAACTAAAGGGATATAAATTCAAGGTCTTTGACATGGAAGAATTCAAAGGAATGCTTTCCATGCCGTCCAAAGACGAAATATTGCGCAGCAAAAAGAGTAGAAAAACGGAAAGCAGTTCTGAACCCAAATTCAGCAGAGAAAAAACTGTTTCTGAAAAGTATAAGGTCTTTTCAGATTTTGAGAAAAACATACTAGCGCCTGTTAAAGCCGAAATCAACGAAATGACGGACCTTTGGTTTGATTATGAGCCTGTTCGCCGCAAAGGTGTCAGAAAGTACGAATTCCTTTATATATTCATTAAGTACAAGACTAAAGAAGAGATGAAAAAGGTTCGTGCCTTCCATGAAGAACGGCAAAACCTAGAAACCGAAGTTGGCAGGAAGCGTAAATCCCGCCGTGTAGTTAGTCTTGAAACTCTTGAGCAATACAACCTTCCACTCTCTGAAGCTGTTATGAGTATGAGCTATAATATGGCGCGAAATGAAGTGAAAGCCAAAGCTCAATACCAGGATTATGAAGAAAAACTGACGCCGGAAGAGCGCAACATCTTTACCGATGTGTTTACCATTGTCGGTAAAATTCTGACCAGTACTCGGAATCCCGAACATAACAGAGAAGCTTTTAATGCTCTGAACCGAATCATTAAAGACAACAACGGATTAAAGACCTGGACGTTCGGCATCGCAACAAGGTACAAATCTTTGTTGGACGCAGACGGCGGAACAAAGACCGCCAACTATTACCGCAAAGTTATCTTCAATGATTTGATTGAAAGCTCAGCAACTACAATCGCATTGGGCGAGAGAGCCATCAAGGCTCACGAAAACGGCCTTAATAAATTGATTGATTTCACCACAACGTTCGATGACGACATAAATGAATAAATCGGGGCTCACCATTTGGTGGGCCTTTTTTCTTTGCCAAAAAATCAGAAACGAATCTACACCAACAGGAATTCAAGTTCTTGAACGGAGAGAAACGCCCTATGGTTCTGTTTTCAGATGCAAAACCGAATTTGCGCCAACAGGTACGCGGGTTCTAGTTGGCGATAAAAAGACCGGCATCGTGGCAAGCAAGTGAAAATCGAAATTATACCAACAGGAACTTGCGTTCCAGATAGGGGATGAGTTGTACTTTGTTTATCGCCGTAGGCACCAGCGATAAGGCATTGGCAGTCAAGAATGAATTTGCACCAACAGGGATTCGAGTTCTTGACGGCTTATAATTCGTATTGAGAAGAAGCATCCTCTAAAGTTCGCGTTGACATTTAGCTAAAGCATGTTATAATTAAATCATTGATTTGTTGGTGTTGACATTTTGTGCGATTTGCGTAGGAAAATGAAATCGGAACTGTAAAGACTTGCAATCTAAAAATCGCGCTATCAAGCCAAACACCAAGACAAAACTGAAATTACAATAACAGGTACTCAAGTGATTTTACCCTTGAGTAATGAGGTGCGCAACATGCCAGCAAAAGTCATCACAGTCGCGATTGAGAAGGGCGGAACAGGGAAGACCGTCACCGCTTCGAACCTAGCATATCTGATGGGGGAAGATGGAAAGAAAGTGCTGTGCATTGACACAGACCCCCAAGGCAATTTGACCAGTGCTCTCAGTGATGGGAAAGGTGAAATCACAGAGGGTCTGTATGAAGGACACGCACTCTATGATATGTTCAGCGGCTTCCGGTATACGAAAACCCGCGATTTCATTGTCCCGACCGAGTATGGTGATAACGTGGATATGATTCCAGGAAGTGCTCAAACGCCGAAAATCAATCAGAGATTAGCTGACTTGTTTGATGATGCGAATATCCTGGCCAAAAGTGGAGCCATGAAACGCATTGATAAGATGTCGGACTTCCTGTTTTATTTCTTGGAGCAGGTGTTGGACGATTATGACTACATAATTATCGATACGCAGCCGACGCGTGACTCATTGCTGCTTACCAATGCAATTAGTGCAGCCGATTATATCCTGATTCCCATGATGTGTGATGCAAACTCCCGTGGGTCTGCGTTCAGAACGTTCGCACTGTGCAATGAGCTGTGCAATGCACCGGGGAGCCGAATTAAAGGCGTGGGTGTTCTCTTGACAGCGGTGAATAAAAAGGCGAAAGCTGCAAGGCTGATTCGCACACAGTGTCAGGATGTTTTGGGTCCTGCTCTGTTCGAGCATGAAATCCCGAACAGCATCAGTGTCGGTATGTCTGTTACTAATTATCAGCCAGTGTGTTTCTATGCAGCAAAGCAGCCTGTTTCGATTGCATATCAGCAGGTTTATAAAGAATTGATGAAGCGTTTGGCAAAGCTGGAGGTGAAGTAAAATGGCATTGACAAAGAAGAAGGGGCCTGTAACCACACCCAAGTTGCCTAATATTGAAGCTTTGAAGAAAGTAAATAACAATAACGCCGGTGCATTTTATAACGACTTACTCAATGCAAAGCACAAGATAGAATACGAGAGCCGCGACATATCCCTCTTTAATATCCGAACAAACCCTGATAATGAAATATTCCGTGAAATAGATGACGATGAAGATATTCGGATTCTTGCGGATGATATCAAGCGGAACGGCCTATTACACAACCTGGTCATGTTCCCGTCCACAGAAGAGGGGAGAGAGGTCTATGTTCTTCTTTCCGGTGAAAGAAGATATCGAGCTCTCAAGCTGCTTGTCGCAGAAGGGGATACGTCCTGGCAGATTGTTCGGAACTGCAATGTTATTACAACAGAGCTTTCTGACAATGAAAAGAAAGTGCTGCTTTACAGCGCCAACCTGCAGGTACGCGGTGGCCTAAATGATGAAGCAGTTCGCAGAAAGGCTGTATCTGAATTCATCGAATGCCTCCTGAAAGAGCCTTATAACATGAATAGAACAGACGCTCTGAAAGCAATCAAGAGCGTAAGTTCTGTAAACCCGAAAACCATCGACAGAGATGCAAGGCTCGAAGATAAGCTGAAAGGGAGTCTGAAAGAACTTCTTGATGCCAAGTTCCTGAGCCGCAGCGAGTGCGAAAGCTATCTGCGATTCGATGATGAGAAGCAGGAAGAGATTGGCGAAAAGTATCAAGAGCTCAATGCAGTGGATTGTCACGGTGACACCGGGGAAGAAGCAGGGAAGAACCACATTGAAGTGATGCGCGATACGCTTCACGATACGTTCCGGGAATACCTGTTCAGTGCCTTGCAGCAGCGTACCAGAGCAGAACACGAAGAAGCTTATAAGAACGCCATTGAGTATTTTGATAGCGAACTGCAGGAGCTCAAAAAGAAAGCCGAAGAGTTCGGAATTATCAAAGAGTGTAATGCCCCGGAAGAAGTAGCAGACTTTGAGTACGACGCAAAGAAAGAAGCAGCCAAGGACGTTGCCAAGAAGGAGAGGGAAGCGGCAGACATCAGTGTAAGTGCCGTATTAAAGGCCACTCCGACAATTATCAAGAAGCTGCAGCGAGTCTATGCAAACAAGAGCTATGAAAAAGCATTAAGCCATGTTTCCCAAGAATCGAGAGATTCTGACATCGCAGCGCTCGAAGAAGTGATTGAGATGGCTACAAAGCTGAAAGAAAAAATCAAAGCCGTGGATTGATTAAGGGAAACCTAAATGAATAGTGAAAAAAGCACAATTTCAGTGCGGTTCCGTTCAGAATTTGCGGAAATACTCGAAGTTCGGGCGTGGTACGAAGGAAGTCGCTTGGGAACACTGACAAACCGATTGGTTAGAAGTGAACTTCAAAAGGTCAGCAGAGTAGGGGAGAAGTACATCATCTCTAAAGGTTCTGCTGAATACGACGAGCTTGTAGCTACCGGAGGTCTGGATGAATCGTACTATCTCTTACCAGAGATTGATGAAATCATATCCTTCATGCCGACCAACGAAGGTAGACGAGGAACAAAGCTAACAAAAAACAAACAGGTCTCGTTGTACTTGACCGAGGATGAAGTGAGCCAGCTGAATAGAGTTGTTTATGCACAGGATGTATTCGGAACCTATGACAGCGAAAAGATTCTATCGTATCGTTACGCAATCCATGGGCTGCTCCTAAATACTGAACTTCTGAAAAAGCAGATTCACAAGGAATTCTAAACATGCAGCGGATGCACTACCAAGAAAACGCTTGGAATGAGCATTCGCTGTTTGCTTTTTTTGTAAGAAATGAATTTACACCAACAGGTATGCGAGTTCTGGATGAATTGTATGGCTTGCGGCAAGAAGCTAAAAGTCCTCCCTATATTTCGCTAAACGGAGATTTAGCGAAGCTAGAAATTAAACAAAATACAGTCCTCTTTTCGTTGATTTTCAAAGCTAAACCTTAAAAGCGCGAAATAAAAAGCCCCAACCAGAAAGGTCGGGGCTTTATTGTTATTTAGGCGAAGCTGTAGTTTGCAACAACTCCCATGAGCTCTTCACGAGTCTGCGGGTCAGATGTTGCACCGCTCACAACGGTCCATTCGGCAGCTTTAGCATAATCGCCAATCAGCATACCAGCCTGAACCCAGTTTGCAAGAGAGCGCATCGAGTTCACGTTGCCATCGGTAGCACCACAAGTCTGGCACTTCTTGGCAATCTGGTGAATGCAGTCAACCATCGCTTGCAGCGGAACATCGTTGCCGCAGCCAGTCATACCCTTAATACGCTCAATGATGACTTTATCATCCGGGCATTTCATGTCAACGATGAGATGGTGGCGGTCGATGAACGACTGGTTCAACGGTCGGCAGCCTTCCAGGTCAACGTTCAACGTGGAGATGATGATGCAGTCAGGATGACGATGCAGCATCTCACCTGTCGGTAGAACGACGCAGCCAGTTTCATCCAGCAGACCGTTCAGGCCAGGCATGACAGACGGACGCGTAATCAGAGAAGGCTCCTGCAGCTCACATACCCAACCATTGCGGATGGCGCGAACCAAAGGACTCTCAACATAACGGAAGCCCTGGCCGCAAGCCTCGGAACAAAGCTTCATCTGCTTGCGGAACAGCTCGGTCATGCACTCTGTTTCGGTAGCGTCTGCTTTGGCAACACCAGTGATAGCTTCATACGCGGTCACGGGGTCCATGCTGATATCAGTCGCGGTCGGCAGGTCTTTGAATAGCTCCTCATTGATGCTATCGTCAGAATCAGAAGCATTGACAGGCATCATATCGCCTATCAAGTTGTACATTTCAGTACCGGCATTGCAGGTAATGAAAGTGTAAGGCAGGCCAAGACCGGCTGCAATCGCACGAGCACCAGCAGTCTTGCCGACAGACGGGTCACCACGCAGCATGATATTAGTCATGGGGCGCTTGGTGTTACGAGTGTTAGCAATCAAATAGCAAGTCGTTTTTACCTCTTCAGGGAGAATGTATCCGTCATCCAGCTGAGGAATCAGGCCCTTCTCTTCATCAGAGAGAATACGGTTGTTGTCCGCAAAATAGCCAACGAAGTCCTTCACGGACTTAAACTTGAACTTGCTGGTGCCGGAGCCTTTTTGGTCACTCATAAACTGAAAAGTGCCCCAAACCAAATCGGGGGAAAATTTCTTGCTCTTGGCAAGGCTCTGAGTAACACTCTTCAAATTACCGTTGTTAGGATATTTTGCCTTGAGGTCCGTGTCTTGCTCTAACATTGCGTCACACGCAGTACCAGCCAAAGCACAAGCGTACTTGACTTTTTGGGTAGTGTCGGTTTCTGCAACATACTTCTGAAAGATATCCTCAAAACCGTCAACACGATTTTGAAAATCGCCCCACAGAAGCAGAAAGAAAGGTGCAAGGCCAGTCTTAGATGCGTCTAAAGGATTTCCATTCAAGCCATTAGAAGCATACATCTGCCCAGTGCCTCTATCGTAAGCCAGGCAAAGCGTATTTCCCAAATGGTCAATTTCACATTCCTTGTAGATATTGTTGTCTACCCACTCAGCCATTGTTCGACCATCTTTATTGCAGGAATACGCGCCTACCTTGCGCCCATTCTCAATCATCTCAGCGCGGCACAATGCCTTCGCGAAATCTGCTGTTATTTTGCCGGGCACACAGTGCCCATTGGTCTGGTATACCCCGGCCTGCTTTACACTGGCAGCGGTAGGGTCATCAATAAACCTCGTTCCGATGCCTAGCTGGGCATCATGAAAGAAGTCGGGCAGCGCAGGGTCGAGCAAGTCATTGGTTTTGCCGGTCCACCATAAATTCTGAGTATTCATAATTTTTCCTCCGATAAATTAAAATAGTCGAGACCAGCAAAAGTGCCAGTCTCGACTTGAATTAGTGTGTAATCGCCCGTATAGCCTGTTAGCACAGCTCACGGGGCTTAGAATTGATGATTAGAAGGGCAAGTCATCCTCTTCCTCTACAGCATCGAATTCGTCGGCCCCATATTCACCGTAAGTCGGTGCAGTAGGAGCAGAGGACACAGGGGTAGCAGCGGGAGCGGCGGCAGTACCATTCTGAGTATTTTCTTTACTGCGGTTGGCGAAGGTGGCCTTGTCAGCCCAGACAGTATAAGAAGTACGGTTTTCTCCGTTCTTGTTCTTGTAAGAGCTGCTGGTCAAAGTACCGGCAACCATGATAGGGTCACCTTTATGGAAGTGGCTTGCAATAAATTCTGCAAGCTTACCGGATGCAGCAACAGTCACAAAGGAAGTGACATCGGCCCACTTACCATCCTTCTGGTAAGAACGATTGCTGGCGACCGTAAAGGTTGCCACGCTATTTCCATTCTGAGTGGAACGGGTAGTTACGTCGGCAGTCAAATTGCCCATCAGAAGACCTTCGGAAAAGTTACCGTTGACATCATGCTGAATCGTTGCGGCACTCAGGTAAGTGTAGAATTTCTTCTGCCCGTCCTTATCATAAGAACCGGATTCGAAGCGGCCAGTGGCCAACACAGGTGCGCCTTTAACAAGCTTCGCTCGCAGGTTGTCGCTGATAAATTTCTTCGGAGCGCGAACCGGGATAAAAGAAGTCTCCTTATTCTGTCCACGGTCTACCGCAACACGGAACCCAACGTATGTGTTGTTGCCAATAGTGAATTCTTCTGCATCAGCAGTAAGACGGCCGATGATGGTGAAAATGTTAACGTTAGTCATGATTTTGTCTCCTTTCAAAAGACAGTTAATAAATAAAAAAGGCAGGCTCCCCAAACAAATGAGAAGTCTGCCTTACGACGAGATTGTTAATTGTACGAGCGCATATAGCGCCTAATAGATGGTATCTATCGTACAATATTCATTGTATCGAGTTCGCATATATCGTCAAGCATTTTTGGGATGAAATCACACAATCGTTGCGTGAGCAGTGAGCCAGTCACCTACTTTGTTGTACAGAACCGTCTGGTTCACATATTCTTCGCCGTAGTATTTCTGAGCCTGTTGGACACTCAAGGAATCATCACCAAAATAATCGCTTACATCGGCATCGGTGACCTTGATTTTCTCTGCTTCAGCCACAGCCTGAAAAATCAGATACGCCTTTACGCTTTCTTCAATGCGGTCATTGTAGCTGTCGAGCAAGGCATCCTCAGTATCGTAATCGGTGGTTTCCAGGTACTCGTCCATGGTCTTACCCATGTTCTCGGCACTTGCTTCGATTTCCTTGCGGTAAGTATCACGCTGGTCATCAATGAGGTTCTGAGGAATTTCGGAAACAACGGAGTTATCCATCATATAGTTATAGATGGCAAGGCCCAGAGCATCTTTGGTCAAAAGCTCATTGTAATACTGTTTGAAAGTATCCACGGAATTGACCAGAGTGCCATCCTCGGTGTAATACTTGTTATCGCCGAAGCAGTTCACGATAGAGTCATCCGTCAAGGTCAGCTCAGAGACATCCTTGAGTTCGATGCGGAACTGAACATCCTGACCAGCCAGGCTCAGAGTATTGCCCTCGGAATCCGTGGTGTCAGGGTAGCTGTCGGGGAAAGTCACGGTGATGTCAAACTTCTCACCGGCAAAGTGCCCTTCAATCTGGCTCTCAAAGCCATCCACATAATAGCCCTGACCAAGCACGATTTCGGCATCCTTTGCAGAACCGTTCGGGAATTCATCGCCGTTGTAGGAGCCGGTATAATCCACCGTCACGCAATCGCCTTCCTGCGCCGCGCGGTCCACAGTGGTGTGTTCACCGTAAGTCTGCTTAATCTGCAACAAAGCGGAATCCAGAGCACCGTCTTCCATGTGCAGGTCTTCAGTCTTAAAGGTCATATGGTCATAGTCATCCGGAAGAGTAACAATATTCTTGGCCTTGACACCAGCATAGTGACCGTCCTTTTTTAGACCCGCACTGTAATCAATGTCCAGCGCAGTCTCGACGGTTGCAGATTCTTCAGTGGCAGTAGAAGAACTGTCACTACCGGACACAGCAGTCGATGCACAGCCAGACATGATGATGGATGCAGCCAGAGCAGTTGCAAGGATAAAAGAAGTTTTACGTTTATTCATTTGGTATTCTCCTATTTTTGAAATGTTATTTTTACTGGACTTGCAGAATGCTGTTCAGCAAATCTTCATTGTTCGTGACGGCCAGGAAATTGCGGTCAGTGCCTTCCACGAGATAGGTCTTGCTGCTGTCGGAGTCAGCATAATCAGAGCGAGCAACTGTAAAACCAGAAAGTGTCTGCTTGGTATCAGTAAACTGAATATCATCGGCATTGTAGGATGCAGGTGCAAACACTACCTCAGAATCGCCATCTTTGACCAGAACGCGCTCATTCGTCAGACTCAAAGTGCGTCCATCAAAATCGGCAGGCACATTATCAAGCAGCAAGGAAGCACCATCATTGGCAGGTGCGGCACTGCTCAGCAAAGCGGTTACTTCTTCATTTGCTGCATCGTTGATGCTCTCATCGCCGGTAGCACCGTATGTAGCAATCACGACAAGCACTTTGCCATTCCCAACGCCTTCAATGCCGGTAATCATATGAGTAGCACCGTCTTCGTGTTCGGTCATTGTACTATTGCCCAGATAAGAGCTGTCGCTCACCATACGGACAAGATAGGTTACTCCATTGCGCTCATACTGCAAGGCCGCGCCATCGTACTTGATGCTGTCTGCACTGTCTACAGCGACCGCTACCTTGGATTCGCCATCAGTAATCAGGAAAGTCGAGGAACTCAGCGTCCAGGTGTTTCCATCCGAAGTCATAGATACTACAGGAGTCAAGGCTTCCTGATTTTCAAAATTAGTGTCGGTCGTCGCAACATCAGCCGAGATGTTCAGAGTACTTCCAGTAGACGGATAAACGATAGAATCACTCTTACGGCTTTCAGCAATCGTCATGCCCATAACGACCACGGATGCGGCAAGAACTACACAGCTGACACCCAGAATGACATTGCCGCCTTTGTGGGACTTAACAGCCACTTTAGGCTTAACAGCTTTTTTCTCGGTATCTTTCGCTACAGGTTTTTTCTCCGGTTTCTCTTCCGGTTCTTCATCTGCATACGGATTCTTGAATCCACCAAACGAAGGAGAGACAAAAGAGTCGCTGTCATCATCCTGCTGATTGCTTTCGGGTTTAGCGACAGGCTTTTCCTCAGTGGCGGCAGGAGCCGCTTCCATAACGGGTTTCGTTTCAAACTCATCGGAAGGCTTGCTCTGCTGAGAAGAGCCTTTCGGACGGAATTTATGTTCCGGTGTGAGGATAGGCGTTACGTTCTGAACGTTCCCTTTATTCACCGTGTCTGCCTTGTCCTTCTCGGCTTCCGACACGGGAGCGGGAATGGTAGTGGACTTATCGTCCTGGACCTTTTCAACTTTCACGAACTGAGAAAGGTCGAGTTTGGTTTCAGCGGGAGTATCCTCTTCTTTCTTCTTGTTCAGGTCCTCCGCAAAAACCGTGGTCCAGGGCTGATTCGTCCGAGTCACATAGGGCGGTTTCTTCAATTCGCCAGACTTGTTCTGGCTGTTCTTTTCGTTGCTCATAAATTAGGGCAAGGAGACCCGCGACTTCAGTCGTGGGAGGAATTGCCCGTTCACATCCTTTCAATTAAATAATTTGTTGCGGGCTCTAAAAGTCGCAGCTTTTTGAATGTCACGCCTTTA